CAGCCAGTTCAATCGTGCGGTCAGCGGACTGCGTTGCATTGGTTGAGATCGTGATCGTCAGTAGCAGATATGCCGCATCGGATGGGGCAGTCGTAGAGAGCAGGGAGCCAGAGTCAAAGTTGGCAGGTGCAGTCACGCCAGTAGTTGAGGTCAGCGAAGAGAACGCAATCGGTGGCCCAGAGTTGAACGATCCTGACGCGACGGTCAAGTCGGTCTTGTAGAACGCGCCGCTCACCTCGACCTGTGACTGTGCGCTGTTGGTTGCATCGGTGAACGATGCTTCGATGTAGTACGAGAACGAGCGAGACAGGGTTGATGACACTGGGATGTAGCGCGTGATCTTGGCGCTCTTGCCAGTCAGGGTGCCGCTTGCCACCGTCCACTTGAGCACATTGCCAGAGCCAGAGGCCGCGTCTGCCACGACAGCGCAGGTGATTGCGCCTGCGCTATTTACATCCGTGAATGTCCAGTACGGCAGGTTATTTTCTGCAGTGATTGTCGCCGTCGGATCTTGTGGCGATACCGCAAAATCACCATTAGCCACGCCTGCCTGGATCTCGCGAAGCAGAGCAGGTCCGGCCATAATCGCCGTCTCTCCCTCCGAGAATGGCGAGAGCAGTGTCGCGCCGCCATCGGCGACAATGTCTCCGCTTTGCTGATTACGCGCTGTGTAGTCGCTACCGTACGATGTCATCAGACCTCTCCTGCTGTAATAAATTTGACTCCCTTAAATCCGCGTCGCCGGTATTCCGCCTGTACCTCAATGCGCGGAATAAATGCGCCGTCAGGAAATGACATTGACAGAGACGCGATGCGTAGGATCGTCTGCTGCTGCACCGTGCCTACGGCTGCGCCGCTGGTGATTGTACCGCTGGTCGTGGTCGTGTACTGGATCTGCGTCGTGCTCGGCGTGGCTGTGATCAGGTATGTACCGTTGAGCGCCGCATAGCCAGTAGGACCAGAGGTCAGCGCGACAGTCACTGACTGACCAGCGCTGAGACCGTGCGCCGTGCTGGTCGTGATTGTCGCCGTCGTCGTAGATCGAGCAGCCGTCGTCACAGTAAAGCTCGGCGATAGATAGAGATTAGGCGCGGTGATCTTTACATACTGGCCAGCCTGCCAGCCGAGCACGAGCGAATATGCGGAGCCATCGTATTTGTATCCTTGGACATAGCCATACGAGAGATCAGGCGCGCTGGTATAGGACTGATTCGCGCCGTAGATGCTGAATGAGACTGTGCGTGGAGGCACGCCACGCGTCTGCATTGTGGCTCGCGCGAGCTGACCGATCTCGGTAGCACGAGCGCCACCCTGGATCTTAGGCGCAGAGATGACCTCCATAGGAATCGGACCAATACGCGCAGGCGTGAGGCCAGCGCCATTCTGTGGATATGTGCCGCCGTACGAGCGGAAATAGTAATCAGATGCGCGCGTGCCGCCAGATGTTTTGTCGTACTCAGCCAGCGCGTTTACCGCTGGCACAAAGAGGCCACGCACCGCGCGACCGTGATCCAGCGTCACGCTGAGATTACTGGCGTAGATCTTAGAGGTCGCCGATCCACCAGAGCCGTTAAAATTCACCAGCGCTGGATCGGTGACAATCTCGTACGGAGCGTCTGCATAGAGCGGAGCGGCTGTGACTGGACCGTAATTTAGACGGCCAGAGCCATCAATAAAATACCGATAGGCTGCGCCAGCCTTACCGCTGCTCGCCTCTGCGACCTGATCGAGCGCTGATTTGAGCGTGCCTGCTTTGATGACCTGCTTACCAATCGTCTGCGCGCTGCCGGTATAGATGGCGCGCGTGCTGCCGCTGACGATGGAGGTATCTAGCAGGAGCCGTGTCGTGGCGTCATTGACTAGCGTATTGACCTTTGCGAGCAGTGCATTAATCACAGACTGATCTGTCGCATTAGCATCGCCGATAGAGAATTCGTCTGCCGAGTACCGGCTCAGGGTAGAGCCTGCAGCGCTGGCCGCACCGCGTCGGACGATCGTGCGATCTAGCCAGCCATCAGCATCAGAGACCGAGATCGCCGCCTCAGATCCGAGACCTGATCCTGTCTGCTCGGCATCAATGCTGGTAATAAATCCGAGAAATAGCGGTACGGTCGCGCTGTAGCGTGAGTCAAAAAAGCGCACGCGCGCGCAGTCGTCTACTGCACCAGAGCGCCACCAGGGTCCAGCGGCTGGCGTTTTAGGCTGGCAGATGGTGAATGACATTGAGCCTCCGCCACCATCGCCGCTCATCTGCAGATCGAGCGTATCCAGCTTCACATAAGGCGTCGTCGTAGACGATGGCGCTGGTAGATCCAGCAGGTTAGCGCCGCCGTCTACTCCATCAATGATTAGCGAATAGGGATTTGGCATTAGTATTTATTCGGAGCGCCTGGAATACCGAGACGCGTGACCGATGTAGAGACAACATCATCAATACCCTTATTGCCCATCTTGACCGTTACCGTTGTATTCACTGGCGGCAGGCTGCCGTATTTGAGAGTCATAGGATCTACAACAGGAGGACGCAGGCTCGCGCGCCATTCCTCCCATTCCTTTTCCCTATCCTCTACTGATTTTCCGCCTGATAGAAGTTTTCCTCCGAGCGCAAACAGTCCAAGCATTGCAGCACCGCCAGCGGCGATTACTCCAAGAGGCGCGGCAAATGATGCGGCGACAGCGCCGAGACCAGTTGTCGCAGCAGCTCCGCCTGCAGGCACAATCGGCGGAACGCTAGGTACGCCAGGTTTCACAGGCACAGGCACGCCTGGCGCACCTGGCGTGCCTGTAGGCGCAACGCTCACTGGAATATTCTTAAAGAGCGCCATAAACTTAGTGACGGCTGCAGAGGTTAGAGATTTAGTCAGACCGTCTGTGACGCCTTGCAGCACACCGGCTCCGACGGTAGAAATGAAATACGCTTTGATCGGATCTACGCCGCCTTTAAGAAGGTTAGTCGCGATCGCTCCGCGCAGGCCGCCGAATGCCGCGCCGATTCCAGTGACTAGCAGCGTGATCGATCCGCCTGGTCCGAGCAGACCGTCTGCCGATTTGCCTACGCCTTTAATGTCGTCTACGAATTTTCCAATCTGGCGTAGCAGCGATGGAAATTTCTCCTCTGCTGCAGCGATCCATCCTGGCAATTTGGCGAGCAGTTTATCTACCAGCTCGGTAGACCATTTCTCAATCGTAGGCGTGGCCGCCTTAATGTAGTTAGAGAATCGATCTAGGAATGGCTGCAGACCCTTAAATAGTTTTGTAACGGCTGGGAGGAAGGCTGCGCCGAACTGCTTTTTGAGTTCTGCTGCCTGGATTGATACGACGCTGAACGATCCCTCTAGCGTGTCTGCGTATGCGGCTGCGCTGCCCTTCGTCTTGCCAAGGATTGCGTTGAGTGCCGCCTGACCCTTGACCACTTTGCCAGTGATACCGAGTGTCTTGAGCAGCTTGCCGCCGTTGCCCTGGTACGCCTTACCAACTGCGATCGTCGCCTCCTCCAGCGACATCCCAGTGGAGCGTGCCAGTTCCATTGCAACATTCTGAATCTTTGTTGCTTCAGAGTACTTGCTGGTAAAGCGCGTGCTTGCCTCAATCGATGCGCGGACCTCATCGTCGGTGAAGGCAAGTTTCTGACCGGCAAGGATCTGCCGCTCTACCGCAGCCAGAACGCTCTCAGTACCGAGCTTACGCGCCTTGAGGGCTGCGATCAGCTTTGCGGTTGCAGCTTCGTCCGCTGCTGCGCCCTTGATTGCCGAGACGGTGAACGCGCCAACGCCTGCTGCTACACCAGCAATGCCAAGTGCAACCTTCTTGAAATCTGAGCCAATCTGGCTCGCCGTATTGCCAAGCGTACCGAGCGCCTTGTTGACTGTCTTGATGTTTTTAGACGCGGCATCACGAGCGCTAATCGTTGCATTGACCTGAACATTAGCCATTGCTTACTCCTACCCTGTGCGCAGGTTGGACATATTTGGGCTGATGCCAAACACTGCGGCATCCTGCCTGAGGCGCTCATTGCGCGCTGATCGAGCAATGCGCTTGATCTTGTCGCTGGCTTCTACGCGTCGCTTGCCTTCAGCCTGGAGAGGGGTGAGTGGGCCGACAAAGTCCGGCTTGTTCCATTGCTTGAGCGCCTGCTCTTGCTGGAACTTAGTTGCCGTACCGTTGGCATACTCAATCTCTAGACCGAGTACCTTGGCGCGCATCGCCTCATCGTTGAGCAAGAGCACAATGGTCTTAGCCATCGCGTCCTTGGCTAGTTGGATATTAGCCTCTACTGCCTCAATGACGAAGTTGCTGCCACGAGTTCCTGGGTGCTCAATGAACTTACGGTCGGAAAACATATTGCCAGCCGTGACTCTAGGGATCGTGTGTGGTCTGGTTCCCTTGACTACGAACCACGCGTACCACGCATACTTCTTACCGGCTACTGGGCCGACGATTGCGCCTGGTCGAGTAATGCGCGAGCGGCGGCCGCGCACGCTCTTCGCCAATCCGCCGAGATCTGTCGGAGCCTTCTCGCGTACCGGCTTGGCAAGGGCGCGAGCTGCGTTGACCGTGGCGAACTGCTCTAGCTTGCGAACGCCCTTCCAGCCGAGCGAGTTGAGGAATGCCTTCTGGAGCGCCTCGGCTTCGCCGCGCACATTGCCCCTGAGTTCGATCTCTACGGCAGCCTTAGCCACTTACTTGCTCCTTGGTTGAATCTCGCAATACAAACCCCAATAGGTCATGAGATCTTCAGCAGTTGCGGTCTTCAGTATCTCCCAAGGTGGCACACCGTAGGCGGTGCCCAGTGTGTGCGCGATGATCTCTGGGCTGGTCACCGCGACGGACTGACCAATGGCCAGCCGCCTGGCTTCCAGCCTTACGCGTTTGGGAGTGCTGAGATCGCGGTTGCCCACTTCTCCATTGCTGCCGTAATGGCAGCGACTGGAGCATCAAGGATGTCAGCGGCAGCGTTGCCTTCGATATCCTTGAAGTTGTGGCCCACAACCAGCCTAGCGAAGGCTGCGAACTGGACGGCAGTGTCGCCCTGTAGGTCGATCAGGATGCGAGCGCTTACATTGCGTCGCAGCTCAATGTTCCAACCGGCATACACGCCGTCTAGTTCAATCTTTACCGTGTCCATATTGACCCTCCTACTAGCGCACTAGGCGCTGCTCTTTACGGTGCGACCGCCAAAGGCGAGTCCACAATGATCTCAAGCGACTTGCCTGAGGTCACATCATACGCTAGGCGGCAGGTCACTTCATTGACCACTACGCCATCCTGATCCGCTGAGAGTGGCACGACATTCTCAATCTCCCACGAGCCGAGAATCCACACGCCGTAGTTATCGGCAGTGGTGCCGTAGAGGCGCAGGTACTTCTGCGTGGCGATGTCGGTGATTGGGAATGAGGTTGTGGCTGCTGAGTTGCTCGCTACCGTGAAGGTCAGCGTTGCATCAAGCACGCCAGTCAGCGCTGCGGTGGCGGCCGTCAGGCTGCCATCAAGCGCCGTGATCATCCCTACGCCAGTCGTTACCGACAGGCTGAAGTTATAGATCGAAGCGTAATCGGTTGCCCCTGTGCCGCTCTTGTCTGGGAAGTTGGTGTCGGTGCTCAACTTCATCAGGCGACCAGGCATCATTGGGTTTGCAGGAAGGGCGGTTCCAAAGGCGAGTGCCGATGAGGTGACCGTGGTCGCCGCAAAGGTTGCGCCCATCTGGAGAAGACCATTGGCATCCGCCGAGAAAGTGATCTCCGTTGGCGCTGCATCTCGAACGAGATACTTCTGTACGCCGTCGGTCACAAGAAACGAGTAGAACACGAGCGTGTCTACATCACCCTGCGTTGGCGACCAGGTCCAGCTGTACGGCGAAGCCGTGCCAGAGGTGCTTGCGCCAATTGCGTCAAGAACGAGTGGAAGGGTTCGGAGCGATGCAGGACCCTCAGCAATCGTGAGGACTGGTGCTCGTCCGGTGATGACTGGCTGGCTTGCCTGAATGGCTGTGCGCTTGCCAACTGAGAGCGTCTCTCCCATATCGACGGTAACGCCCAAGTCGAGCGAGCCGATTGTCTCGCTGAACAGAATCTCGCCAAGTGCCGTGCCGAACGAAGCGGCCGTACCGAAACCGGACTGCGACGCAGTAGCGATTCGCGTCAGAGCCTTTGCGCCGTAGGTTGCCATCTCTTGCTCTCCTTGCTCTACGCGGTGAACGCCACGGTGTCAAAGACCGTGACTTCCGCAACTGCTTGAACCGTCAGGTAGTCCTGATCGGCATAAGTATCTGTGCCGAGTGTAGTGCCAGTCACAGAGACCTGAACGGCATTTCCACTAATCGTCACAGCTCCGTCAAAGGCTGTTCGCAGCCAAGCGCGCCAGGTGTACAGGTCGCGGTACTTCTCGTCCATCCGTGGGATTGGGAGCAGGTACACAACCACATTGACACTCAGCACAGTTGAGCGGTTGCCGTTGCCAACGCTGATCTGATCGCCGCCTGGGAAGAGCACCGCGCACGGTGTGACCGGCAAGCCTTCAGGTGGCGTGGCGTAAACCTTGCGCAGCGAGTAGCCAGCAGGCGGAGTGGCCGCCGCTAGGCGTGTAGCGATGGCATCAAGGATGGTCAGGTCGGTCATCGTGCCAAACCGTTGCGCTTGCGATACGGCTCAAGGATCAGCGCAGCCTCTGGGTGCAGTGCGCGGCTCATTCGCAGAATGCCGCCAAGGTCAGCCGATCCGATCACGCCGAATGGCGCGGTGCGGCTATTCCAGACAGCGCCAGCCTGAATGATCTCCGCCTGCTTGACCGCAGCCGGTACCGATGGGAAGCCGAACACGCCGACCACCTTCACGCCAAGGTAGACATCCTTAGGGAAGTTGCGCGGCCAAGTGACGCTCGTATCGATCTCGGTGTAAGGGAAACCATCCAGCGCAGCATTGCGCGGTGCGAGCACATAGTCGGTACCAGAAGTCCAGGTGGTTTCGTAGGTGCCGTTCGCGTCATCGTCTGTCTGGAGCGTGGTGACGCTGACGAGATCATCGGTCAGCACATACTCCCAGTCCTCAGCCGTGTAGTAGCGCGTCTCGGACGCGGTGCCGAAGCCAGTCTTACGGTCGCAGTAAAGATCGATCAGCGTGTCGGTTGCATCAAGCACCGACTGGAGCGCAGCGTCATCCGTGCTGTCGGTAATGCCAACAGCAGCCTTGAACTCAGCGAGTGTTGCGTAGGACATTTATGCGCCTCCTGTATGAATGCTTGCCAAGTCTACTGTGCCGCTATTCACGATGGCATACATCTTGATTCCCTCTGGGAGCCAGAGCGTCACCGTGCTGTTCTGGTGA